AGACTTTATAGGTTGTACTGTTGAGTATATGCGTAGTCCTTCTGCTGCTGATAGTTGGCACGCAGGTAAAGGATTCATTTCATCTCCTGCAGTTGAAGGATTTATTCATTCAAAAAGCTCAGGTCAGATAGCAAGACTAGTTCACTACTTTTAAAAGAATTAAACCCTTTACAAGCCCTTTATAAACCCTTAACTAATGGTGTTCTATACCATTAAAGATAAAGCTAAAGCTAAAGTTAAAGCTAAGGTTAAAGATAAAGACTAGGTTAAATATCAACTTTTCTAATATTATTTTAAAGAAACATTGTAAATAGTTTGGTAGGTTAATAAATTAATTGTTTATTTGCACAGAAATTAACTATTAACTAAAACACAATTTAAAATGGGAAAGATGAAAGAACAGTACATCCAAATGCAAGAAGAAATGCAATATAACTTAGAACCAAAAGAGAGTATTAACCAAATCAATAATAAAGTGAAAAAAGTAAATGTAGAAGAAGCAACTATGGTAAAAGAAACCAAACAAGAAACATTAAAAAGATTATTCCTAGAGAATGGCTTAATTAAGGATGATGTTTATAAAGACCCTAGAGGTTTTGCGACTATCAAAAGAGAAGGAATTGATAAGATTGTTGCTAAACAAAACATTCAAGTAGCATACGAGCCTATAAAAATGATAAGAGAGATTGACCCTGAAACCAAAAAAATAACAGTTTGGGTAGTTGTAAAGGTTATTGCTAGTATGAGAACAGGAACAGGAGAGCATGATGTTAGAAATGTAATGACTTTTGGAGAAGCAAGTGATGACAACTTAATTGGAGGTGGTAAGAAATTTCCTGTTGCTATGGCAGAAAAAAGAGGTATGAGTAGAGCTGTTCTAAAAATTTGTGGACTGTATGCACAAGGAGTGAAGGGTCAAGATGAAATGGATAACTAATGAGTGATTGGATGGATGAGGTTCTTGATGGAAAACCATTGGAAGCAGAGATGTGGAAGATAGGATATATTGAGAACCTCGTACACCGAACATCTATTTCTACATCAGAACAGAACGAGATACTTAATTCTTTAATAGATATGACAGACTTAGAAGCAGATAAAATTATTAAGTATATAAAAGAAAATGAAGTTCACTCCGACCCAAAACATCAGTATGAAGCAATGAGAAAAAATGGAATGTTTAACGAAAAACAATATTAAAATGAATAATGATTACGATAAAGTAAGAACTTCAAGAAACGAACTTGAAGCAATCCTCAGAATAAGAGGTATATCAAAACAAAGATTTGGAAGAATATTAAATATTAAAGGCTCAACCATTGAAAAATATTTAGATAACCCATATCACTTAAGGTACTACCAAATGCAAAGACTTGCACAATTTTTAAATGTAGATGTAAAAGATATTATTGACATAATAGAAGTTGATTTAAAAGGAGAGGTTATTGTGGTAGAAGGAGAGGAAGGCTATAAAGGTGTAGATCAAATGATTAAAGAGAGAAAAGATGAAGCGTAATTATTCATTTGAACTTACTAAAGAAAGAGATGATAAAATCAAATCTGAGATATGCAGAAGGTATGATGTAAGTTGGATTAGTATAGAGTCTAAGAGTAGAGTAAGACTTGTAGTAGATGCTAGGAGAATGTATTGTGGAATATTAAGAAATACATTTGGAATTACATATACTCTAATAGCAAAGATACTTAACAAGAATCATGCTACAATACTTCATAATGTAAATCAACACAACAACTTTATAAAAATATTAAAATCTTATAGGTTAAACTTTGAAGAAATTGAAGCTATGCTTATAGAGGATGATAATTACTATATACACGAGATAGTAAACATAGAGAGAAAGATTGATGAGTTGTATAAAAAGCTTGATGATTTGTTGGAAAAGAAAGAGCAGTATAAGAGTAAATTAATTAATAAATAAAAAGTAAAAAAATGGCAGAAAAAAATTATGTAGTAAGTAGTATTAAGAAAGTAACTACGCAGTATGGAGATTTATTTAATGCAAACTTTAAGATGGATGAGTTGCAGAAAATCGCTAAAAGAGGTTGGGTAAACATTACAATAGCAGAAAGGAGAGAGCCTTCAGAAAAAGGAGCAACACATTATGCTTATGAGAATACTTACGAACCACCAAAGGAAACAACTTCAGATAAAGTTAAACAAGAAGATGACTTACCTTTTTAAATAATATAGGGGGAATTAACTACTCCCCCTTATATTCTAACTATTAACTAATTAAAGAAAACACAATGGCAAAAAGAATGACAGACTCAGACAAATGGAAGAAAGGTTTCATAAGAGGACTAGTTCCTAAGTATAAACTGTTTTGGCTATACATATTAGATGATTGTACCCATGCAGGAATATGGGAAACTGATTTTGAGGTAGCATCAATAAGAATAGGAAGTAAGATAACTGAAGCTGAAGCTGTTACTGTAATGGCTAGTCAGATAAAGATATTTGATGGAGGAAACAAATGGTTTATTCCAAGCTTTATTGACTTTCAATATGTAAATCTAAATGAAAATTCAAGAGTTCATCAGTCAGTTATAAAAGCATTAGACAAGTATGATGTATATAACATTGAAGGTATTAGCCCTGTTGATGTAGCAGGACTTCCTAACGAGATAAAGAAGCCTATTATAAAGCGATTTAAGGAACCTACAGTAGAAGAAGTACATGAATACTGCAATGAGAGAAAAAACAAGGTCTGTGCTGATACTTTTGTAGACTTCTATGCGAGTAAAGGTTGGATGATAGGTAAAGGAAAGATGAAGGATTGGAGAGCTTGTGTTAGGACTTGGGAGAAAAATACAATTAAAGACAAGTCAGGCAGAAAACAATTAGCTAATAAAGATTATAATAAATTTTAAAATGGACTATAAAAAAATAGACAATATTGAAATAGATGGAATAGATACTAAAGACTATCCTGACTTCTGTGATGCATACATATCAAGTGCCGACTATGATGGTGTTCCAATGACTGCTAAGCAGTTAGATCAACTTAATGAAGATGGAGATTATGTTTATGGACATATAATGGATTACTTACAATAATGAAGTTTGAAAACAAAGAAAATAAGTTAAGGGAACAAGAAACCCTTAAAATATTTAGTAATCATTTTGGATTGACATTTGCTAAACATCCTGAGTATGCTCATATAGATGCAGCACTTTATAATAACGGAAGTCTTATAGGATTTGCAGAAGTAAAAGGAGTTCATAAAAGCATAGAGGATTCTAATGATGTTATAGTTTCAATGAGGAAGATAGTAAGAGGTCAAATGCTACAAGTACAGAGTAATTTACCTGTAGCTATTTTATGGGCATTTGATGATGCTATTGTCTATGAGAGAATAAACAACTTAAAAGGAATCTTTTATTATGGTGGTAGAAAAGTAAGAGAAGGAAGTACATTTGATCAAGAACAACTTGTTAAAGTATTAATCAAAAATCTAATTAGAATTAAATCATGAGAACACTAGAGGAAACATTAAAGAACGCAACTCACATTCACATTAGGGATTACAAAAGATATTCCTTTGGTAGCAAGGAGGAATGTAAAGCATTATTCATTGAAGCGTTTATGTTAGTGGATAAAACAATTAAAGAATACGAGCATCTACCTGAGTATGATAATGTTATAGATTGGTTGTCAGATACAGATGGTAAGGGATTGTTCTTGATAGGAAACTGTGGTAGAGGTAAGTCTATAATACTTACAGGAGTTATACCATTGATATTCAATGCTAGGATAGGTAAGATACTAAAGCCTATTCCTGCTAGGAAGTTACATACAGTTACAGAATACAAAACTCCGTTCATTGTAATTGATGATATTGGCACAGAAGAAATTGTAAATAACTATGGGACTAAGATAGATGCAGTAGAAAATGCAATATTTGAGGCTGAAGATGATTTAAAATTACTATTATTGACATCTAATTTGGATGCGAGTTCTATTAAGGAGAGGTACGGAGATAGAATATATGATAGAATAAGAAGATTGTGCAAGGTAGTTTTTATGAAGGGAGATAGTTTAAGAAAATAAAAAACAATAATAATATGAAATGTCCAAAATGCGAACAAGAACTAATATGGGGTGGAGATAATGACTATGAAGATTATGGAAGGGAAGGAGATGGTATAGTTTCTAACAGCACCTGCTTTAATGAAGAATGTGATGTTGAATCAGTAATAATATATACAGAACACTCAGGAAATAACTAATAATAAATATAGGGTAAGACCTAAAAGCTTTTAATTTTTCAGACCTGAGTAGTAGAGGGGGGGTGTGGTTACCTCCCCAATACAATTAACTAAAATAGTAATAATGAATATAATAGTAATATGGCCGAACTAGAAAGAACATACAAAACAATTAAGTGGATATTGAAAGACAATATCAAAAAGAATGTAAGGTCTTTATGGACTTGGAAAGATGATAACTTTACAATGATATATGAGAATTATTCAGGCGAGGATAGAATATATACCTCAAGCCAATTACTAAAAATCTTAACAAAATGATATTATTAATAGGATGTGTTATAGTTTTTATAATTTCTATGCTTATATTTATGAGTATTATTGAGGGAATAATAAGGAGCAAAAGAAATGAAAAGATTATATGGAGGATGGATCAAATGGATAAAAGGGATAGAGTTGTTACACGAACAGGAGGACTAGAAAATGATAGATTAAATGAAAGACAATAAAATTGAAGATTGGAAAGATGTAGTAGTTAGTGATAAGGATAACAAGTGGGGGGTTAATCCTAAGATGAAACTAACTAAAGAGGAGTTAGGATTATGGGACAAAAGAGTTCCAAGTTACTATAAAGGAAAGAACGGGTATGAAGCTAGAAAGGTTTGTGATAACTTTGACTTACCTTACCACCTTGCCACAGCCACTACCTACATCTTGAGAGCTTATCATAAGCACGACACACCTATTGACTGCCTTACCAAAGCTATAGCTCACTTAGAGTTCGAGTTAGAGAAAATTAAAGAATAGCTATATGGAAGAAAATATAATTGAAAGATTAAAGCTAACTGAACAAGAGGTGCTAACTGTTGTTAGTGAGTGGTATCAGAACGGAATGTATAAGGATATATTGCAGGATGAAAATGGCAATGAGCTTTGCGAAATAACTCAAGACAGATTAAAAGAAATTAATGTCTAGCCCTATCTATAGGGTTATGATAGAGTATGGTTATCGCAAGAAAGGTTCGGCAATGCACTATAAGTTCAAAAGAATTGATACATTTGTCTTAACTGATAACATTGAGATGATTAAGAAGGATGCTAATATTAATGCAAGAATCATAAGGCAGTTAAAATCAGGGAATAAAGAAATGGACATCATGTTCAAGAGCATCTATGTTGAAGGTCAATATGGAAATACTAATTATTAAATAAACAATATATGGAAATCATACTGTTTGTAGTTGTACTGTTCTATTGCATCTACCTCAACCTAAGACTAAGAGAAGCTCAGGAAGAAATCATTGAACTCGGATTAGATAATGCAGAGTTAGAAATCAAAGTCTACAATAAGATGATGGAGATTCGTAGAGAAATCAAGCAATCAATTAAAAAAACTAAAGTTGAGAAATCAAGAAGAAGAAGTACAAAAAAGCGTAATCACTTACCTAAAGCTTAAGTACCCTAAAGTAATGTACTGTGCTTCTTTAGGAGGTATCAGGACATCATTTAAACAAGCTGTGAAGGCTAAGGCTACAGGTTATGTAAAAGGCTTCCCTGACCTACAAATCTGTTTCCCTATGGAGAGGGGGGTAGAGGGGGATAAGGGGGATGGGGGGGGTACCCTTAAAGGAGAAATGTATCATGGATTGTTTCTTGAAATAAAAAAGGATAAGAAGTCCTACCCAACCAAAGAACAAAAAGAATGGATAGCATACTTAAACGAACAAGGGTATTGTGCTAGGGTTACTAAAGGATTAGATCAATCATTAGAGGTTATAGATGCCTACTTTAATAAAACGATATGAGTGTAAATATATACGACAGGAAGGACAGGAGAGGTGGAGGTTATGCAAAGCGTAAGTTTACCTATGAAGAAGCAGAGAAGGTTAGAGCTGACTACAAGACAGGAGAGTTTACTCAGCATCAGTTAGCATCAACCTATAGAGTTAGTCAATCTATAATCAATAAGATATTAAGGTTCAAGACCTATGTAAAGATTTAGTTGTTAGTTTTGTTTTAGTTTGAAGAAGTCAAGGAATTAATTTTTCTTGGCTTTTTTTTATTTTTTTATTTTTTATTTTTTATTTTAAAAATATTTTTATTTTTTAATTTCTCCCTGAAACTGCCAAATCTGCTGAAACTGCTGAGTCTGCTGAAACTGCCATGAAACTGCTAGGTATATAGGTGGTGTAAATGAGAAATTTTTTGCAAATCAGTTTTACAAATCAATAATTTTTTTTTATAAAAGTGAAATTTTTTTTTTCAACTTTTGGAGGTGCAAAAATTTTTGTTGATAACCTGATGTATTAAGATTTTTTTAAGTGGAATATTTTTATATAAGATTTTTTTTCGTTCAGTTTCTCGACATTAGAAAATAAATTTTATTTTAAATTTTACTTCATTATTTAGAATCATTCTAAATTAAAAAATAATTACTTTTTTACTTGTTTATATTAAAAAAATTGTTATCACGTGCATGCGTTCTATTACTTAAAAAAAGAACCAACCAACCAACCAACCAACCAACCAACCACAAAAAGCACAAAACCACAACCAACCAAATAAAAAGAGGCAAGAAAAGAGATTAAAAAAAAGCTATTTTTAAAAAAAATTAAAAAAAGTGTTTTCTACTCTAGTAAACAAGAACAAACATTTGTATTAATTTAATATCTTATTGTAAATTATTTGTATATATTGCACCATATTAATTAAAAAACTAACAAAAATGGATTTATTTACACAAAACGCTGAAAACCAAGAAGTTACAGAGATCAACTCAAGTAATACTTCAACAACTACTACTGATAATCAAGTAGTTACGGCAAAAATTATTAAAAGTTTATTGGTAAACGATAGCGATAAGCTAGACATTAAACTAACAAACTTAAAATATAACTACTTAGAAGATAGGATATATACTATTTGCCTAATGAAACATAACGATAAAAAATACTATACATTAAGAGAAAAAACAGATTTCTACTCTAGCGGATTAAGTATAAATAAATTCGGTTCTAAGTATATAACTTTAGTTGATTACAACTTACTAGGGACTAAAACAACAGAGAAAATATCTTATTCGGATATAACAATAATAAAATAATAAAATAATAAAATAATAAATAAAACAAAATGAATAATAACGAAATAAAAGACAGTTTAACAAAACAGGTTAGTAGTCCCGTTACCTTTGAAGTAACAGAGACAAACACAGTGATTAAAATGTATAGTGGCACTGATTTACCATTGTATTTTAAATGGACGTTAGGAAATAGTGCGTGGTTCTATAGGGTAAGGAATAAAGGAGGTAAGATAGTTACTGACTTACTGAAAAATCAATGGGAGGGACTGTATGAGTTACACTACAGTACAGTAGATTCAGCTTTTAATAAGTCAAATAATCCTATAGAATTAAAAGAATGGGAAAACGAAATGAAAAAATTTATTAATCAAATAAAATAAAAAAAATCATATTATGAACATTAAAGAATATACAGAAGGCACAAGAGCCACACATGGCAATGATCCGACAGAGTTTAACGAAAGAGAGGTTGAACGCTGTAAAAGATGCGATAACGACATTTTAACACCTGAAGAGATAGAAGAAAAAATGTGTCTTGAATGTATGGAAGAAATAGAAATAATTGACGAGAATAGCAACAGTAGGAATTTAGCAAACGAAAGATAAATAATTAGCTTAAAAATATAAAAAAATGAACCCATTCAAACAAACTTTAATTGAAAAACTCGCTTTATTATTATTTCTAAATAGTAATAATGAAAAAGAGTTGAAAAAATCACAAAAAATAATTTTTTCCTCTCTAAACTATACAAAATTACAAATTATTGAACTGATAGAAATTGAAGAAAAAAACACAAATAAAAATTATTAATTTAAAACACTTTTACAATGAATTTACTAACTCAGAATAGCAAGATGAAGAAAACATCTTTAAAAAATAATACTAAGATCTATAATTTTAGTATACCGGCATACAAAACCAAGAGCGGCAAAGTAACATGCCCATTTGCAGCCGCTTGTGTAAAGTATTGTTACGCACAGAAGGGAAACTATACAAGGTACCCAATCGTTCAGGAGGTACAAGAAAAGAAATACGAAATAAGCAAACAAACAAATTTTAATAGTTTGATGAATGCAGAGATTAAAAAAAAGAAAGCTAATTATATTCGCATTCATGATAGCGGCGACTTCTATAGTGTAAAGTACTTGGCTAAATGGATACAGATTGCAGAGCATAACCCCTCAGTTATTTTTTACGCATATACTAAGAGCATAAAATTTTTTACAGATGGTTTATTACTTCCTGAGAATATGAAAATTATATTTAGTGAAGGATCAAAAACGGATCATTTAATTAATGCGAGAGAGCATAGGCACGCACGAATTTTTAAAGACCTCACAACCTTAACGGCTGCAGGTTATATAGATGCATCAGAAAACGATTTGCAAGCTATTACAAGCAATAAAAAAGTGGGTTTAATATTTCACTAAAACAAAATAAATAATTAATTTAAACTTTAAACAATGAATAAAAAACAATTAAAAAAAGAGGTTGCACTTCATTATGATGATGGTATTTCAATGAATGATCACGAAACAGCAATAGAAAATATAGTATTGACTATTGAAGAAAATTATATTTGCAATGAAGATACAATAAGGTTTGCGAATTGGTACGCTTACGAATTAAAAAGATTTGTATTTATAGGTTTTTCAGGTCAAACAAGCAGAGAAACAGAGCCAACATTAAGAGAATGGAAGGAAAAAATAAAAGACTTATAAGTATACTATGAAAACTAAATTACAAGGATTATACAAGGAATTAAAAAAGATTAAGGCAAGGAATATAGATATATTTCTACATTACAATGAAACCCATAAAAAAAGGGACTTAGAAGATTGTCTTGCTTCAATAGAGAGAGAAGAAAATTCGGTAAGTTATTTTTATGATGATTATGATGATGACAACGGATATCATCAGTCAATTAATTTAATAGATTAAATAAATAATAAAACAATGAAAACAAAAACTAATAAATAAACTTAATAAAATGAAAAATAAAACATATTATGCTGAGCAATGGTTCAAACTTCAAGAGATACCGACAACCTACAAAGAAAAAGAAAACACTATTTTTGTGATAGTTGGCGCCAATTTTGAAGTTGAGTTATCAGAAGAAGAAATAAATTACAGAGCTGAATTATTTCTAGAGTCAGAAATTCAAGGATTAAACACTGAAAAGATAACTAATTTTGAGTTTGATGAAGAGGGCAACAACTGTATTGCATGAATCAATTTGACAAGATCCCATTTAGCAACAATATAATTGCTCTGATCTTCCTACTATTTTTGTTCAGCTGTTAGCTTAAAGCAATAACAAACTACAAAAGCTTACTTTTAATTAAGTGAGCTTTTTTTATACCTTAATTATTTTTAATTGTTGCAATATATTTTTAAGATTGTTAGTTATAAAGCAATTTTTTTTCTTCTTTTACAAGCAAATTCTCTTCAAAACTTACTAACAATTACTTTTTTTATGATTATTTTGTTAAAAAAGTGTTTATTTTGTTGATTTTCAAGATAAAAACAGGATTAAAGGAGTAAAAAAGGGATTAAAAATTTTCCGTCAATTTCCAACATACACTTCCTTGAGCATATACACACAAACACAAGAAATCTAAATCCAATTTCATAAAGATACATTAGAATTAAAACTTCCAAGTAATCTTAAAGGGGATCAGTTGTATATAGACATTACCTATTCTGAATTTAAACATAATATATATTGTTAAGTGGGAAGGTTATCAAATATGCTAGTTGCGATATGAGCAACAGTATATTCTAAGGAATACAAAGTTATAATAAATAAAATGGAATATTCAGCAGTTTTTGGAAGTAAAAAAAAATTATAAAAAAATTTGGAATGGGATTATATAAATGGAAAAGAATTAAAGGGTATTTAAAGGGTATCATAAGGGTATGTTTTACCCTTAAAGATAAAGAACAAGATAAAGAGAAAGATAAAGATATGAATAAAGCAGAGTTAATAAAATTTCTTAAAGTTTCGTAGGATATATAAAATATTTTGTTTTATTTGTGCAAAAGAAAAACTATGGCTTATCATCCACCTGAAATAATAACTACACAAGCTTCTCCTGCTATAACTGCAGATTTAGCGTATGAGGTTAATGGTAAGTGTGGTTGTCAAACTATAATACTTAGTAATTCAAACGGAGGAACTACAGAGTGGAGGGCAAATGCTCCGGGAGAGCAACCTACCTTAGAGGGCTGTGCTGATTATTCTCATGTTTATAAAATTGTAGCATTAGAAAACTCTAAATTTAGAACTCTTGGAGTTGGAAATATAGCATCAGAACAAATTATTTCTTCACTTGAGTTTGGAACTTCAGGGTTAATATTTAAGGAAGGTTCAGAAATATTGGCTGACTTTACCTATGTGAATATGCTGTCAGGAACATTAATCCTTTATAGGGATTGCAACCAATCATAAAAAAAAATATAAAAAAAATTAAAAAATAGAAAATATGCCTTGCGAACAATGCGAAGAAGGATTATACAAATGGGGAGAGAACGGAGAGTGTATGTACGAAACTCTTGAGGACTGCCAATTAGCAAATCAAGAAGAATATCTTGATGAAACTATAAAAAAGCCAAGATACGAAGAAGAAATTGATTGGACTTACAACTTTACTGAAGAACAAATGAAAGAACTTCATGATGATGGTAAACTTATTGTTAAAGTTGAAAAAGAAGAACAAGAATCAATGACTTTACTTTTCACTTATGATAGAGAGGAAAAAGAAGAAGAAAGAGAGGAGGAGCTAGAAGAAGATAAGAGAGAAGATGATGAGAGAATTGATGAGGAGGAGAAAGAAGAAAGAGAATATGCTAAATTAACTTCTTCTATGTTAGATGATGAACTTGATGAATATATAGATAAAATTGTAGATTCAATTAAAGACTTACATAAATAAAACATGAGTGAAGATGAAAGATATAAACTTAAAGAGAGCAATATAAATAAACTCAATCCTTATAAAGAAACTACAGACAAGTTCTTTCCAAATGGTGGTAAGATAAACACAGATGGAAGGAAAAAAGGAGAAAAGAATAATATCGTTACTACAAAGATTAGCAGAAATGCTTTGACTTGGGCATTAGAAGGACATTCAACTAAGATAAGATTAGCGTTAGATAAATTATTTGACCAAAACCCTGAGGCTTACATTAATGCAGTTTCAAAACTACTTAACTATACAGTTCCTAAATTATCATCTGCTGAAATTACAGATAATACAACCAAAAAAGTTAAGATTGAGCTTAATGATGATGTTAGTCTTGATGAATTAAGATCTAAACTTGATGAGCTTAACAACAATAACTGATAATCAGTTAAAATTTGCATTAGAAAAGAAGTTATGCGAACTATCATTCTATGAGTTCTTTCAACAAGCGTGGCATATTGTTGAACCTTCTATTGAATTGTCTACTAATTGGCATCATAAATATTTATGTGATATTTTACAAGAAGAAGCAGAAAGAATAATAGCTAATAAACCTAAAACGAAAGATATTGTAATTAATATACCATTTCGTTCTACAAAATCACTTCTAGTTACTGTTATGTTTCCTGTATGGGCTTGGATAAAGAACCCTAAGTTCAGATTCATAACAGCCTCTTATTCTGCAGAGCTTTCAATAGAACATTCAACAAGAAGTAGAGATATTATAAACTCAGAATGGTTTAAAGCAAGATGGGGAGATTTATTTTACATTAAGAAAGATCAGAATCTAAAATCAAGATACGAGAATAATTTCTTAGGAGTAAGGAGAGCAACATCAGTAGGAGGTACTGTTACAGGGCAAGGAGGGGACTTTCTACTTGTAGATGACCCTGTTTCCCCACAACACGCTGCATCAGAGATAGAGAGAGAGAACGCAAACGAATGGTATAGGACAACATTCTACTCTAGGCTTAATAATCCACTAACAGGAGTAAGAATAATTATTATGCAAAGAATACATGATGATGATTTAAGTGGATTTTTGCTGTATGGAAAGCAAAGTAGATTGAAATACCAACATATTTGCATACCTGCAGAACTTTCAGATGATGTTAAGCCTAAAATGCTAGAATCTAACTATGATGAGAATGGATTGTTTTGGACAGATAGGTTCAGTAAGGCTATTTTAGATGATTATAAGCAAGCTTTAGGAAGTTATGGATATGCAGGTCAGCTTATGCAAACTCCTACACCTCTAAACTCAGGAATGATAAAATCAGAGTGGCTAAACATAGATAACCATAAGATGGGAGATATGGGAGAACAAACTACAGTTGATTTCGTTATAGACCCTGCATATACTGCAAATGAGAAGAATGACCCCTCTGCACTACTAGCATATACATATAAAAACAATAAATGGCAGATAATTGATTGTATTAATGTTTATAAAGAGTTTCCTGACTTAATTAAATTCATTCAGCAATGGGTAGCGAAAAATGGATACACAAATAGAAGTAGAATATATGTTGAACCTAAAGCATCAGGTAAATCTATCGTTCAAACCCTTAAAAAGGAAACAGGACTCAATGTAAAAGAAGATAAACCACCATCTAAGGATAAAGTAGCAAGAGTACAAGATATTTCTGCCTCTTTAGAGTCAGGTAGAGTTAGTTTACTCAAAGGGAAATGGAACGAGGAGTTTTTACAGCAGCTAGTGAGGTTTCCTTCTGCAAAACATGATGATATGGTAGATTGTCTAGTGATGGCTGTAAATAATAATATGTGGAGTGGCTCAAAAGTAGTTTATTTTTCTTGATTTACTAATTTTACTAGGTTGTTAAGAAAAAAAGTCATATAATTGCGAAGAAATAGGAATAAATTATGGATGTAAGTAGTTTAAATGGTAAACACGAAGAAATGATACACAAATATGTGAAGTTTGTTCAAGGTACTGTATATACTGCTACTGAAGGGTATGAGAGTAGTAAATTCTTAGGTTTCAATGAGATAATAGCAAATATCATAACATACACTAATTCATTTAACAATATGTTGGTTTCATCCAACAGGAGGACTGAATGGGCTTATATGACTCCTAATTTAATGCTTTATGCTACTATTGGTTTCTTGGAGGGAGTGAAAAATGATGAAAACAGCGATTTAATTAATGAATTATCAGAAGATTTGTTTGAAACAACAGTAGATTTTGTAGGAGAAACAACAGATATACTAGATGATATTCAGCAAAAAGAAGAAATACAGAGAGAAATACTAACTAACCAAAAAACACAGAATGAGCATAACAATTAGCCTGAAAAGCCAAAATATAGAGAGAGATGTAGTAATTCCTGTTGAATGGAAAGATATATCTGTTAAGTATTGGGGGGAATTATCTACAATAATAAAGAAACATTATGAAAGAGCTTCTGAAGAATCAGGAGTAAAGAAAGATAAGACTCATGAACTTATTAGTGATAACTACATGTCAGTTTTAAATGATAGTGTAGAGCTTAATAACTCACAAATACTGAGAATGAATGCAGATATATTCTCATATATAACAGGATTAACAAAAGAAGAAGTTGATCTGATTGATGTGAGTCAAATTACAGAAGTTATAGGATGTATAAATACATTGACTAAGGAATACGAGCCTAAAGGAATGAAGTCATTTGAATTTGATGGAGAAACTTATAATTTCCCTTCTGAGTTTTTTAGAAAAGAAACTTATGGAGATTTTATTGAATCTACTCAATTAGAAATGTATATTACTGATATGGAGAACGGAAGGTATGATATTCTTCCTGAACAGATGGCGATACTATGCAGGAGAGCAGATGAGGAGTATGATGAAGAACTAATACCTGAAAAGGCAGATAAATTCAGAAAACTTACAATGGATATTATTTGGGAGTTCAGTTTTTTTTTGACTCATCAAAGCGAAAAATTAACGACACTTTTCCGTACATATTCGGAGAAAAAACTACAAGTACAGGAACTGTGAATACAACAGGATTATATAAAGCATATATAGCTCCATTTGGTTGGCTTAACAGTCTTTATATGTTAGCCGAGAAAGCTGTATTCAATATAAATGGTAAAAATGGTATAGATAGTGTAAAAGATACTAATCTTTATAATGTTATGACATACCTTAGTTGGGTAACAGCAAAAAACACATACGAGTCTAAGGTTCAAGAGAAAATTCACAATCCAAACAAAATAATGTAACATGGCAATAGTAAGATTAACAGATATAGTATCAACAATGAAGGATAAATGGACTTATGGAGATAAGTTCTTTGGATATACGGATGAATTTAACGATAATCATAATACTCAGTACCCTTCTTTACTTATAACTCCACCTGATTCAGTTTACCCTGAATTAACTCCTAGAAATGGTTGGGAGGAATACTCATTTGAGGTTTATTTTTCAGACTTATATAACAGAACAGCACAAAAAAACGAAAGTATAGAGCAGAGATGGGATAATCTTCAGGATTTAGCTAACGAGTGGCTAGATATGTTCCTCAAGACCTACATGAGGGGAGCTACAGGCAATGTATCAACTATAGCTTACTTAATGGATGGCAGTTTAGTTATTGAGAGAAAAAAAGAGGTTGCTAATGACCAACTTCTTCAATTAAAGATGAATTTTGGGTACAGAATCTTCAGTAAGTGCTTTGCACCTGTATCTAACTACCCAAATCAAATAAGTGGTTTAGCTTCTTGGTTAAGGGCAGATAGTAATGTTACATTTAGTATTCCTACTAAAAAAGTAAGTGCTATTGGAGATGGTTCAGGGAATGCTAATGGAGTAGCACAATTATCTTCAAGTGGACAACCATTAAGATATACTTATGGTGGGGGAGCTTCAGATAAAACAAGAATAAAGTTTAATGGGAGTACTGATGAATTAGAATCAGTTAATAATAGCCCTATAAATACTGACTTAACTGTATTTACAGTTGCACAAGCAACCCCCGTAACTCCTGCATTTGAAAATAAATATTCTACAAGATTTTTAGGATATACTGAATTTGTTACTTGTGGAAATCCTGCAGGAGGCTCAGGAGGTCAGCTTTTTTCATTTAATGATGGAGCAGGGACTGATAAACCATTTAGTCTTAATGTTTGGGCTAACAATGACCCTACACAACCATGGAGAGGGTGGCTAGAAAAATGGGAAGCTAATAATAAAGAATATTCTTTTAATCCGGGTTATTCAAATGGACAAATTGTGTTTAGAATTTTTGATAATGCAACAGGAGGACTTATACAGGCTAAAGTAACTCCTAGTCAGCAGAAAGGGGAATGGGAGTTATATACAGCTACTTATGATGGTAGTGGTACTGCTGCAGGAATGAGAATATATATAAATGGAGTAGAATCTCAAGATGCTCCTTCTACCGTTGGTACTTACAATAGTATGCAACAAACCACATCTAATCTTGACTTAGGTCAAGGTAACACCAATCCTTATGTTGGACTTTTAGATGAGTGTAGTGTTTACGATAAACAATTAAGTAATGCTGAGGTTATTGAGATTTATAATTCAAAAAATCCTAATGACTTAACAGCTTTAACATCTAGTTCTTCAAACCTTATTGGTTGGTGGAGAATGGGAGATGGTGCTGTATTCCCTACAATACCTGATGATAGTACAAATTCTAATGATGCAACTATGACAAATATGTCTGCTTCAAGTATAATAGATTTTTCTCCTAACTCAGAAGAAGGTTCATATTTTTCTTATGAATTTGGAAATGTAGAGTTATGTTTAGGGAGTTCTTCTGAGAGAATATATTGTCATGTAAATGATGGTGCAGGTGCTGCAGGAGAATGGAACGCTAGAAGAATATCTAATGGAGATAGTTCAAAATATCATATATCAACTATGAAGCTAGACTCAGCGACTGCTAATTTAAGCCTTCAGTATAATAATGCTGAAACTATGAGTAGCACTATGTCGGGTTACAACCCTTCACAAACATATAATTCTGCTAAATTTAAAATAGGAAGTGGAACGCATTTAGGATATTTAGATGGAAATATTCAAGAGATAATAATTTACAATAGAGCTTTAAGTACATCTGAAATCTCAAAGATACAAGATTACTTAAATAAAAAATATAAAATATATTAAGATATGGCAACAGCAATAAGAGGTACAGTAATATATGGTCAGCAACCAATATGGGGTTCAGGAGATGATATGTATAATCAACAGGAAAGTTTTAATGGTAATTATTTAGTATCAGCTAATATGCCTATTATTTATCAGGTAATATGGAAAACAACATCAGGTACTATAATAGATGAAATGTCAATACCTACTGCAGAAGGAGATGTTGTTAATGCTTTATTTAGAGTATTTGGAACTTCAAAATACCCTACTCCTACAGGATTGAACGCTAATTGGGATTTTATTGGAGAGATAAGAAAGTCTAGGGATATACCCAACAATAATATAGTAAATGGTACAATAGCTACAGGTCAAAGATTCACTATAGATATACAGAGAATGGTTGCAGACCAATTATCTTATTCGTTAGTCCCTATTGGTAAAGGTTCGTGGGAAACATCAGATTGGGGTGGAATGAATGGAGGAAAACAAAAGCAGGATAATGTTACAGAAGCTGTAAGTCCTTATAATGTTACTGCAAACGGATGTTATAGAACTATACAGGTTTATGTTGATTTTGAAGTTTTAGATGCTAATGGGGAATTAGTGTTAGCTTCTAATAACTTAGCTTCAGCAGATAAAATAAGGGTTATAAACAGCGTACCTTCTTTTAGTGAAAATCCATACTTAAATCAAATGAGAGTGTTAAATAGAAATGCTCCATCTGTAACAAGCAGAAGGAGGGCTATGACCAATTGTCCAAATTCTACAAGAATAGTAGACAGCGCTCCCGAATATATGCTTCCTTTAAACCCTACAAGTCAATCTTGTAATTTATACTTCTATGTTAAAGAAGCTTTAAACGGTTCTGATGACACAGATTTTTATAATCTGTACGAAGTTTATGGTCAAGCGTATAATAAAGATGGAAGCGTTGGAGCAAATTTTGTATTGGGTAGTAATTGGAACAATTCTGCAGGAACTGATATAATATGCTCGGATATATCTCATACTTTTCAATTACAAGGTGCAACTGCTTTTAAACACAACCAAAATCAGGTAGCTGTTCAGAATGTTGCTCCTGATTATATAAATTCACACGCTTACGCACCACAAAATTCTATTTATCCTTATTCAACTACAGTAACTCCAATAACAGCAAATACAAGTCATTATAGAGTTTATGTTAGAGGAAACTATAACACTAATGTAGGTAGCCCTAATGTATGGGAAGCTAAGAGGCATAGTTCTGTTTATTGGTTTTCTATAAATAGAGAAGATAATAGCAATTCAGATAAAAAAGAATTATTTCAACCAATTACATTTCATTGGCTTAACACAGCAGGAGGAATAGATACTTATATTGCTAGGAGGAATGTAGTTGAAGCTATAAGCTCAAATAAATCATTCATGGAAACTAAATTACCTAATAGATTTTTTATGCAAGATGATACAAGTGGAGGTACTGCTTTAGGTACAGGAGATTATTATAATGATGGAATGAGAGGTTGGAATACTTATCAAGGTGGTACAGAGGTTCTAAGTGTTGATGCGAAAATAAATGGTAGTGCATATACAGAACCATTAACTGCAGTAGAATCTAAATGGCTACGAGAAATCCTTCAATCCCCTAATGTTTGGATAGAAGAAAGGAGTGCATTTGTAGAGGAGGAGGACTATAGAGCTGATGCTGCCTATCATCTTCAGTCATTAAACACATATTTAAGACCTGATAAAACAATGTATAAACCTGTTATAATAACTAATTCAGAAGTTGTATCTTTAGACCAAGAAAAAGGATTAGTAATGTTTAATATAGAATATACAGAATCTCAAGGAGTTTTAACTCAAAGAAACTAATATGATTGATATACAGCTTTTAGATTACAAATATGATGATTTCTCTAATAATCAATTAAATTTTAGTCTTGCTACTAGCACTAGCACTTGGACTATACTTAATGATGGAGCTGCATCTATAACTACAGGAGGTTCTTCTGCTAGATTTATTACCCCTTGCACAGGAAATCTAATTGATGGTGCAGTATATGAAATATCAATGACTATTTCAAATAAGTCAGGAGCAGGAGATATAGGTATTTCTACTATTGGTTCAGCTACAACTGCAATTGGAGTTAGTAGTTCTATGCGTAGAGCAAGTAATGGTACAAATTCTGAGTTTTTTACTGCAGCAGGGAGTCAAGGTATTAGAATTTTTGCACAATCTTCTGCAGCAGGAACTATAACCTGTAGAGTAACCAAAAGAAATGGTATTAATTGGGATGAAAGTGTTATAGGTAGTTTAGATGTTGGAGATTCAGAGGATTTTCCTCTTGCATTGAGTTTTTCTATATCTGAAGCAAGGAATTTAGATTCAAGGACAGGAACATACAGTAAGACATTTAAAATACCTGCTACAAAGAACAATAATATAATTTTGAAATCTTCTTATGAAGAAGGGTCTTATTTGAGAACCAATTCAATATCAAATCAAAAACCATGCAGAATAATTGTTGATAGTAATCTATCTATAGTAGGATTGCTTCAGGTAACTCAAATAAGCAAGGCAAATGAACCTAAGTATTATTCTTGTGTTTTTTATGGAAATAATGTTAGTTGGGCTGCATCATTAGACAATAAACTATTAATGGATTTAAGTGTTAATAGTATTCAAGATGGAAGTGGTTGGGATAATCTTAATGGAAGAACAGGAAATTCAGGAATAGGACTTAAAGCTAATAGAGATAAAATAATAGAATCTTGGGATGCAGATAGTGCTACATCAAAGACTAATACTTCAGGAACTGTATCTGTAAACGATAATCCTATAACTTACCCTCAAGTAGGTTATGGAGCTACAAATGTAGGAGGTATATCAGGTTCTCTACAACTTCTTATGACTGCTTCTCAGATGTGGAATGGTATTGCAGCAAAGATTGGTTATGCAGGTCACTATAATAATGGAGTTAAAATGGAAACTCCAACACCTCAAATGAATTGGCGACCTGCTATATTTATTTATGATATTATGAAGCAAATATTTTTGCAAGAAGGGTATACTCTTGTTTCTAAATTTATGGAAGAAACGAGTGCATCAGGATTAAAAGCAAATTTTAAAAAACTAGTAATGCTTCTTCCTAATTTTCTCCACAACAATGTAAGTAAAAGAATTTCAGATAATAGTGTTTATATGTCATTTGATGGTAATGGTTATGTAGCAGAAAAAGGTTTTCTCTTAACTACTCCTGTGGGTCAAGGCGACCCTGAATGGAGTGCATCTACTATTGAGTGGAACGCAGGAGGAAATATGAATATTATTGATGATGGCTCTATGTATAGTACAGGTAGTGGATTTTTTACTATTAAAGAATATGGATTTTATGAGATAAGTGCAACGGATATTGGTGGTTGGTTAAATTCAATATGCGAAGGAACAAGTTCTGCATATGCATACCAAACAATTGGTTATGTTCAAATTAGAATTGAAGTACAAACAGCAGGGCAGTCTACAGCAACATCATGGGTGGATATTGGTAGAATGGATGGGTTTCCTCAAACAGCTTACCCTTATACTCAAACTTGTTCTGATCCCGGTGGACTACCTCCTGCTGCTGATAAATCTTTTAATTTTTCAGGGATTACACTAGATGATGTATGGCTTAATAAAGGAGATAGAGTTAGATTTAGATGTATGAAACAAGCAGAATGGGCAGATTCAAATATTCTTAATCCACCTACATCAGCAACTATAGGTTATGATTTGTCTATTTGGGGTGGTTCATCTCCAACAGGATATGGATCAGGTAATAGTTCATCTATTAATGGTCGTATAAGTATAATTCACAAGGGAGAGAGGGTTGAGTATGGGCAAACATTTGACTTGAAAAATGTTATAGATAACTCAAGCACTCAGATGGGTTTTTTGAAGGGAGTTATACACGCTTTTAATCTTCAGCTCACAACAGACGCAGTTTCAAAGATTGTTTATATGGAACCATTTGATGATTTCTATAGCAATCAAAATGAAGCTATAGATTGGACTTATAAGGTAGATTTATCTCGAATACAAGATGATAAATGGATTCAGTCTGAATTAAGTAGAGAGTTTATTTTTAAATATAAATCGGATTCTAATGATAAGGTAGTAGAAGCTCATGGAGATACTTATTGGGATGGAATACATGATGAACACCCTTACAGAGAATTTCTTAGCTCCGAGTTTAAAATAGGTACTACCTTATTTGAAAACCCATTCTTTGCAGGAAGTTATAGCTCTCAGGATGGAGAGAGTTATTATGGTACTAGGCTTGGAAATATGGCACCATTAACACCATATAGAGCTAATCTTTGGGGTCTTTGTGATACAGGAGCTATTCCAACTCCCGGAAGTTCCTGTAGACCTCCTTATGCTTATGACTTTATGCCTAGACTTCTTAATTATGTCAAAATGAGTGACTATGTTACTCCTCCTTCTCCTGAAAGATTTCAAACAAGGACTCAGTCTTGGGGATCTACTGAGCAGTTTTATTTAAAGCCCGGATTTACAGGTACTAATCAATATAAATTTCTTTGTGTAGCTTCTAGTTATGATTCGCTTACCGATTCTGTTAATCCTAGACAACCATTAACATATAATAGTCTTAATCAAGGTACTTTTGTGAGGGCTAATAATACAGTTACATCTCCCATTCCTTTTAAAGGATTATATCAAACTTACTATCAAAAAATGATAGAACAGGTTAAGTCAAATCCTAGAATTAAAACAGTATATATTAATCTTAAATTATCTGATATAAATACTTTAGATTTAAGAAGGTTAGTTTATATTGATGGGTATTATTACAGGATAAACAACATTATAGACTATAGACCAAATAATAATGAAGTCACTAAAGTTGAATTAGTTCTTTGGCAGGATTTGGGATTTCTGTCTGCTGACACATCATTTAATAATAATTAAAAATGGAACAAATAAATAGTAGAGGGCAAGCATTAGAAGATGGTTTAGATGTATTCATATCTGCACCATTCTTATCAGGAGAATATTCATCTTATGGTTCTTCGTTCATACCTTCAACGCTATCAGTTGAAAACATAGAAACCTCAACTGTTGCTTATGCTACAGAAGCTGTGGCGTTGGCTAATCTACCTACTTATAATGGTGGTTCAGGTTGGTTTAGATTTTCTTCAAATGGAAATTCACAAACCTCTGTTACCCCTCCAATATCAGTTGATAATATCATAAAGATTAGTTCAGCAGCTATAGAGGGAGTTTCTAGTGTTTCAGGAGTATTTCAAGAATTAAAACAATTATACAAAGGATCTGAATATTCTGCCACTATAAACTTACACCAAAACACAAAGATAGGAACTGTAAAGGTTTCAACAGTTTATAAATCCTCACGATTTCCTTATCCCTTACTCGAGTCAGAAATAAAATCTTATGAAATACCTTCAAGTGAATTAACTTTTAATTTTAAAGCTTACAGTACTGCAGATATTATTTGTATTACTTTTGAATCTACTGTTGATGGAAATTCAGTTGATATATCTTCAATTAGCGTTAAAGAAAAAAAAGAATATAAAATGCCTGTTGTTTCTGATATAATTTTAGTTGGAATTTCAAAGGTATTAAGGAGGAGGGGTAGTGCTACTATACCATTAGATAAAGGAGAGCCTCCTTATACTGATTAATGGATTTATTAAAAATAAAACAAGCCTTAGCTACAGAAAATAAGACAATTATTGATGCTTTAAAAAAAGAACTTACCCTTCAAAAGCATATAGGAAAAGGTACATTGAGAGATGGATTTTATTATAACATAGTAAATAGGACTGATTCAATTTCACTTCAAATTCTTAATGACACTCCTTATATGTGGTTAGTTAATGATGGAAAATCTACAGGTGTTAATGCTAGTTATAATGCTATAGACAATTGGACTTATGATAAGGAAAAAAATGGAGAGCTAACATTTGGTAGTGAACATGAAAGGGCTAATTTTGTAAGTAGTGTTAAGGAGAAACTAGAAGATGGATATTATACTGAAGGAGGTAAAGTAGTTGCAAAAAGAAGGTATTTCTTTATAGATTTTGCAAGAGAAAGTTGGAAGAAAAGTGGAGCAGTTAAAAGGATAGAAGATTCAATAGTGAAAGATGTTCAAGGTATTGTAGATAAAGAATTAGTAAAGAAAGAAATTAAATTAACAATAGGTTAAAATAAATATATATGGCAAGTAAGGTAGCAATAGAGGTAGAAATCAAAAACATTAAGCAGGTTGCTGATTTAAAGAAATCATTAAAAGAATTAAGAAAAGAAACTAGCGATTATGAAAAAGAAATCGCTAACGGGAAGAAAGCTACCAAAGAATCTACAAAAGGATATATAGATTCTTCTAAAGCAATTAAAAATCAATCTAAGGATTTAAGAAATCTAAAGAAAGATTTAAGTGGTTCTACTAAAGCAACAAAAGCAGCCACTAAGTCATCTAATGGAATGGCAAAGCAGTTCATTAAAGGTGCTGCAGCTATTGGAATTGTAGTGGGTGCGTTTAGAATGGTAAGTAGAGCTTTAAGTGGAGTAGTGAATACATTTACAGAGTTTGAGTTTCAGATGGCTAAAGTTAAAGCAATAACAGGAGCTAGTGAACAGGAATTTAAAAAATTATCTCAAACAGCTCAAGATTTAGGTCGTACAACATTTTTTACTGCACAGCAAGTTGCTGAACTTCAAACTAATTTTGCTAAATTAGGATTTACAACAAGTGAAATATTAAATGCACAAGAAGCAACATTACTATTAGCTACTGCAACAGGTAGTGATTTAGCAAGGGCAGCAATCGTAGCAGGAGCAGCAGTTAGAGGTTTTGGATTACATGCTAGTGAAACTAACAGAGTGGTTGATGTAATGACACTTGCATTTAACTCATCTGCACTAGATATTGAGAAATGGCAAACATCTATGACTAAAGTTGCTCCTATTGCAGCAGGAATGAATATAGAGATAGAAGATACTGCAGCTATTATGGGTACTCTTACGGATGCAGGTATTGAAGCCTCTATTGCAGGTACATCTATGAGGAATATATTCTTAAAGATGAAAGATTCATCATCTGACTTATCTAAGTTTTTAGGATTTACAGTAAGGAGTTCTGATGATTTAGAGAAAGCTTTACTTAAATTAAATACTGCTAGTAGTGATACTCTAGATGGGCTTGTTAATATAAGACAAGTTGCTGCATTTAATGTAATGGTTAAAGGTAGTGCAAGAGTCATTCAATTAACAAAAGATTTAAAAGAAGCTGAAGGTGCAGCTAAAGAAGCAGCAAGTATTATTGGAGATACACTTCAGGGGGCTTTCTTAAGATTAACATCAGCAACGCAAGGTCTGTCTATAGAGCTTGTTGATAAACTAGGTAGTGGTTTGCAAGATTTTGTCAATAATATAGCTCTAGCTATTAATGCAATGACAAAAAATTCAGACAGTATTGTTAAAATGATTAAACTTCTAGTAGATGCTGTTAAATGGATAGGTCTTTATAAGTTAGGTACAATGGCTTATACAGGAGTTGCAATTATAGCCACTAATGCTACTAAACTTTTCAATAGACAGCTTATAATTACTAGAGCTAGTATGATAAGAACAGGTGTTGGTGCTTTAGTAGTGGGATTGGGTGTTCTAGCAGAAAAATTCTTTTTTGCTAGTGATGCAATGGGTGGTATGTCAAGTGGAATGGAAGCTTATAGAGGAGAGTTAGAACAAACTACAAAAGCACAAGATAAACTTAATAAAGCTCTTGGAGAAGGACTTCCAACATCATTAGACCAAATACAACCTGCTTTAGATAAAGCAGATAAATGGATAAAATCGTTTAGCAATAAAAAGACAGAAATAGAAGATGAATTTATAGGTAAGTGGACAAACTTACTTGGTAAAGACAAAGGTAAATGGGAGATGATGTTAGCAAAAGATGCAACTAGGGGAGGAACATTGGCCGGAGTATTCGAAGCAGAACGTGCAGCAGCAGCAAAAACGGTAAAAGATAGTGATGCAACAATTAAGGAGTTTGAAGATAAAAAGCTAAGGATTATAGCAAAGGAGGGTCAAATTAGAAGGGAAGCCCTAGAGAAAGCTTTTAAAGGCGAGAAAGAAGCTGAAGATATTAGATTTAGAGAATCAATAGAAGCAGAACAAAAAAAATACCTTAACAGTACAACAACAAAAGAAGAATTTGATAATAATCTTTTGAATGGAGAAATAACTCATCTTAGAAAAATGAGAAAAATAATGGTTAATTATTCAGAAGATATTAGTGCTATAGATAATAAGATTATGTCTTTAAGACTTAAAGGACAAGCTAAATTAAATTCAGAAGCAGAAGATAAAAAAAACCAAGACCTACAAAATACTATATCTCAGGAGAGAATAGATGTAATGAAAGATTATTTAGCAGGAACTAAAACACTAAAAGAGGCAGAGGTTGAATTAAGAAATGCAGCTATAAGTAGAGCTGAAGCCGAATTAGCTTTATTGCCTATTCTAGAAAGTAATTTACATATTCGTTTAGACCTTGAAACTAAGATTCAAAACCTTAAGATGAAAGGCATAAAAGAAGAAGATAAGAATAATAAAAAACAAGCTAAAAGTAGAGAGGAACATTTAAAAGATTTAGGGGATTTAGGAAGTGCATTGCAGGATGTTGCAGGAGAAAACAAAGCTTTAAATAGCGTTAAAAAAGCAGGAGAAGCTATCACTAAAGCAGCAGCATTAGCAGAAGCTTTATTTAATTTTGAAAAATCAATAGGAGTTATTATTGAAGGTAAGTCTACAGTAGCTAAATTACTTGGAGTAAAAGCTACAACAGCAAATATTGCAGCAACAACAACTGAAACTATGGTTGAAACTGTCGGTCTAGCTCCAAAAGCTACAAGTGTTATTTTAGGATCTGCTAAAGGGTTAGGGGCTTTCGGTATAATTGCTATGGTAGCTATGGCTGCTATGGTTATGAAGGTTATGAAGATGTTTGAAGATGGAGGTATAATTGATGATGGTAATAAATTTGCTAATGGAGGAATGGTTCATGGAGCAAGTCATGCGAATGGAGGAGTTAAGTTTGCAGTAGGTGGTAGAGTAAATGAATTAGAGGGTGGAGAAGCTGTTATAAATAAAAGAAGTACAGCAATGTTCAGAGGTCAATTATCATCTATGAATGAGGCAGGTGGAGGTGTTAAGTTTGCTGATGGTGGACTACTTAGTTCTCCTTCATTTACTGAAGCTAATTTTAACGCATCTAATCAATCTCAAATGTTAGGAGCTATGCAAGGTCAAAGAAAAGTAGTTGTCGTAGAAGCTGACATAACAGATAGCCAATCAACAGTTAGTGTAATTCAAAATAACGCAAGTTTTTAATAATTAAAAAAATAAACAAATGTTTGTTAGTAAAAAAGTAAAGAAAGATAGAATAGATGTCTGTAAAAAATGCGACTTTTACAGGAACTTCGCAATGCTGAAGTACCCTAAATGGACTAAGGGAGCAAGATGTGGTAAATGCAGTTGCTTCCTAGATGCTAAAACAACTCTCACTAAAGAGTATCTTGGAGAATGTCCTTTAGACAAATGGAAAGAATAATAATTAAATAATAATAAAATGGAAAACCCTATTGAAACTGTTGCATCAAAATTATCAGAAGAAGAAAAAGATTTAATTGTAAGTTTAAAGTCTGCTAATGATATTCAAATGAGGAATAATCTTTATAGCACTCCTACATTAAATGAGTTTTTTAGATTATGGGCTATACACTTTCCTAGTGTAAGACAAAGCATAAATTGTAAGGGATGTAGAAAAACTGTTATTAAGTTTTATAGTAGAGTTGCTGACTTTGTTTCTAACGAGAGAATTAAAAAAGAAATAGTACCTGAAACTGTCAAGGTTAAAAGCAAAAAAAAGAAGAAAGTTTTATCTAAAAAATAAACTATGGCTAAGAAGCAAAACACTATAGATGTGGTTGAAGAATACATGGATTTATTAAATGATGAGGTTACTTTAAGATTTATAGATCCTACATCTAAAGATACTATAAGGCATCTTATTGAGAAAGGAATTATAGCTCCAAAGATTCTTAGGAATTATATGATAATCTATGATTTTGACTGTATGCTTAGATTCAATGAAGGCAATAGAACTCATACTTTTATGGACTTATCTATCAAATATGATATATCTGAAAGACAGGCTCAGAGTGTGGTTTACAAGGAGAGGAGAAAGCAAAGTAAGTCAGAAAATATCACATATTAAAATTTGTTCCAAAAGTTGCGTAAGATTGTCATAACATAAATTTATTTTTGTTGCTATGAATGAAAATTGGTATAACATAAATTCAAAAGCATCTAAAGTAGTTGATGTTTATATTTTTGATGAGATAGGAATGGGTGGAGTTAATGCTCAAGGATTCATTGAAGAAATCAAATCTTTTAAGGACTCCCCAATGAATTTGCACATTAATTGTGTGGGTGGAGATGTATTTGATGGAATGGCTATCTACAATATTATAAAGAAAAGGACTGCAA